CTCAATGATAGTGTCAAACCAAAGGCAAGGTCATTATAGTTCCAAGCCTTCAATCTGCTCTTAGCAGGAGTAACGTCAATGTCTTTTGTTATCTCATTATGTTTGCATTGGAACTTATAGAAGTCTAAATACACATTGAAGTTGTGGGCAGTAGGTAAAGGCTTGCCAGCTTGACTTATATCTACGAACTGAGGATGCTGAGCCTTAACTAACTTGATAAGTGCACCAATAGTTATTGATCGATCAGCGTTGTCTAAGCCAAAGGATTTCCATGTAGCAAACGAAGCTTGTTCGTCGTACTTATCACCGTGTTTGCTCCACTCATTCCAACAGTAATACCCATCAAGTGACCCCTTGAAATTATCGTGTATGCCCTGACCTATTATCAACCAGGGCTCTCGTGCTTCCTCAGTCTCCTCTGGGTCTAATATGCATATCTCATTGTTCATGAGCCTATCAAAGATGTCAGACGTTAAATTCTGAACAGGTATCTGAGTGAGCAGATGCCGTACTTGTGCTTGGTCGAGTGGCTTCCGCCGTTTCTTCTTTTTCTTTTCTGCTTTAGCAATAGCACGGTCAGCAGCACGGTCCTTAGCAGCCTGCAACTCTTCTTGCGTAGGTATCCTATCCTCTAAGGCAACGATCTTTTGATTAGCGTCGACAAGGGTCTTAGTCTCCTTCTGTTGAGCCTCAGCCTCAGCATGCGCAAAAGGAAGAGACATCTTATTAGACTTGAAGTAGAGGAGTAGCAAGTCTATTATTTCCTCCGTCTCTATTGTACGTATCTGAGCAGGTTGTGTAGGTAAGAGACGACCCGTGACCGTCACATAGCCAGAAGAAATAAACAAGTCTCGTTTCTCAGTTTTATTACGTTTGCCACTACCAAAGCGTTTTATTATCTCTAACTTGTCAGCAATGGTCTTAGCTCTGATGATAATATGATATCCATTGTTAGAGGGTGACCATTCTGTATATGACTCTAAGTCATCCATGAATTTATTATTATCCTCAGTAGCGAGGTCTATGTCGATACAGATAAATGGATGTTTAGGAGTATAGGCAAACCCAAATCCAATAGGAGGAGTTCTGTCGTTAGCTTTATACTGATCATACTCAGCATAGATTTGTGAAAATAATTTCGTATTATTTTGCCAGTTGGTGGTTGACATCGGTTTTTTAAGAATCTTTGTTACTTGATTCGGATTAGTCGGTGTTGACTGGTTGTTAGGAGTAGGTACCCATAATAACCAGAAAGGAAAGAAGTCTAAGATTAACTCTTCTGGGAAATTGATTGGTTTAACATATGTTAGATCTGATTGTAGTTTAGGTATTTGTAGGTCTGGAATGATGAGAGGATTTTGAGGCGAAGACGGGGAGGAGGTCTGGTCAGTTTTGTTCATTAAATTACCCTCATTAAGTTAATGTAAAAGTATATTATAACATATTTTTGAGGAAATGTAAACGCCAAAACATCCAGCTGGGAAAAATAATATACAGAAACTGTATATTATAAAAATTGAATATTGTAAAGTAGGTTAAAACAGTCTAGAGATTCGGGCTCGTTACTCTCCGAAAATTTTTTATAATAAAATCAGATAGTTAGAGAAAAAATAAGAACGAGCGTATTGTTTCTAACATTTTAACGTTTAACTTTCGCTTCGTACACTTTGTGTATATTTATACTGGTAAATTAGTGCATTTATAGGTCATTTATAGGTGCATTTATAGGTCATTTATAGGCAATTCCCCAGATCTTAAAAAAGTTAAAGTTGACTTTCAAAATCTACTCAATTATACTCTTATACTCTTATTATATACTAATTTTATCTAATAATATCAACTACTTACTTACTAAAAGAGTGTTAATAAGAATAATAAAAAGAATAAGAATAGGGTTAAGCAAAACTAGGCCCCACTATTACTTTCTGGATATTGCCGAATCACAGATACTTTTGGCTAAAAAACCCAAAAAATGTCCTCGTACACTTTGTGTATAGAAGGAACGGGATCTTCAATCCGGCCAGAACAAGGAAAGGAAAAGGAGATATTCTATGTCAGAATATCTCCTTTATTTGGTAATTATGACTCAATAAACTTACGCCCTTTTGAATCAGTGGCAATTGCGTATCCATCCCGCCTCAAGTATGTAAGCTGAGAAGATACATTTCGTGGTGATATTCCAATGATTGATGCAATATCAACGACACTGATCTTCTTTTCCTTAAGGATGTCTAATACTTCGTCTTTACGACCTGGTTTAATTACCTTTTGCTTACTCAGTCGATCTTCTAAACAGACTAACTGATTCTCTAACTCTTCTACTTGTGCCAACAGTTCTTTCTTGTCCATGATTACACCTCACTGTAATTTTGGTTTGTGACGCAAGTGATTCAAATAATCACTCACTCTCCATACATATATTATATCATAAATTTTACCAAAAGTAAACATTAAAATATCCATGGATGAAATTAGCTTTGGACTCTCTTTGGTTATGTCGGCTCAGTGACTCAGGTTCATCTGGCTACTATCATCAGATGAACCCACTAGTATTGTATAATACTAGTGGGTTTTAATTTATCTTACAGTCTTTTCTAGTTTAACTGTAATATCTAAAAGGTCCTCCAGTCCTTCAAAACTAGGATTATCTCCATTCATATAGCCTAGTCTAGCATGCTCCATCAATAAGTCAAAGTGAGGAAGTAGAGCTAGTCTAGCTAATTCTTTTTCTTCAAGTGTTAAGCTAGGATACTTATCCTCAATTACCTCAGCTAACTCAGCCATTTGTTTACTCATGTAGATTAGATGATTCTTTGTTGTTGTAATCATAATTCTATCCTCCAATGTTAGTTTTTAATACCAAAGTTATTTTGATATTGTATACTTTATTATAATCTATTTTTCTTCGCATGTAAACATAAATATTTCACCGAGGTAAAATGGTGACTGGATAAATAGTACGAGCTCATCCGGCTGCTACTATCATCGGACTTTTGATTAAATCGCACGGATTCATCCAGTACTATCATCAACCGGATGACTGAAGTATTTACAGTCATCCAGTATAACAAAGTAAAATAAAAGCAGCGCTGTTAACGCTGCTTTTATTTTGCATTACTTTTTATACGTCATTCATTACATCTATTAAGCTGTCAAAATTTGGTTGCCTACCTGATAGATACTCAGCTTTCGCAATTGTCATTAATTCATTAATTATAGGTATTGCTGATAATCTTATAAGCTCATGATCCCTTTCATGTAACTTATGTCCTGAATCATTTAACTGATTAGCTAATTGAAGCATATTTGTTCCCATGTTTTCCAACGCATTTTTAATACTTATTGTACGATTTGTTAGCTTTTCCATTTTATTACCTCCAGTTGTGAGAGAGTCATATTACTATGACTCTCTCACATCAGTTGTTTATGATTCGATGAATTTACGTCCCTTAGAATCAGTTGCTATTGCATATCCGTCTCGTCTAAGATATGTCAGTTGAGATGATACATTTCGTGGGGATATTCCAATGATTGATGCAATATCAACGACACTGATCTTCCCTTCCTTTAGTATGTCCAACACTTCATCTTTTCTTCCTGGCTTAATTACCTTCTGCTTACTCAGTCGATCTTCTAAACAGATTAACTGATTCTCTAATTCTTCTACACATTTCAACAGTTCTTCTTTATTCATGATACACCTCACTTGTATCTTGTTTTATATTTAATAACTACATGTCATTAAATATAAAACGTTTTTAATTTTGAATAAAATTAATTATAACATAAATTTTTTATTTTGTAAACGATTATTTTTATTTTTATTATAAATACATGATTTTATTATAAAAATTTATAAAATAATTAATCCCTGTATCCCAGGTAGGGTTGGGATTTGAATTTTCAAAATTTTTTCTATATAAAGGGGGTATGGTGGCTTAAAATATATGAATTGGCGTATATAATCAAGCAATTCGCCAAAATTTTTTTCCCCCTTAAACTCAAAATATACACAAAGTGTAAATACCTTATTTCGACCGAAATTTTTTCCCTTCATTTTAAGAATATACACAAAGTGTAAATACCTTATTTCGACCGAAATATTTAAGCAGTTCGCCAAAATTTTTTTCCCTTCATTTTAAGAATATACACAAAGTGTAAATACCTTATTTCGACCGAAATATTTAACCGTTTCGACCGAATTTTTTTCCCTTCATTTTAAGAATATACACAAAGTGTATTTACCACTATATTATTTTGTTTCAAGCATTTCGACTGAAATTTTTCCCCTTAAACTCAAAATATACACAAAGTGTAATTTATTTTTCCCCACTTAAACTCAAAATATACACTTTGTGTAAATTGATTCTCTAACACTATAAATCCCAATTTCTATATTATTCTAATACTATAAATCCCACTCTCTATAGTATTCTAATACTGTAAATCCCAATTTCTATATTATTCTAATACTGTAAGTCCTATGACTTCTATCAAATCCTCCAGGGGCTACTTATCCAGATCCATATTATATCATTTAATATAGGGCCAGAATATCAGAAAATACAGTTTCTGTATTATATACACATTCTGTATCGAAATAAAGGCTTACAAAACACGAAAAACATGCTCTAATAATATTATAATTAACTAATCAATAGGGAACCCATTATGCTGGACATAGCACTCCTAAAATTACAGTACGAGATTCTGAATAAGACACCGAGTGAACTCTCCGCTGATTGTGGGATGCCTGAAGAAGCCATCCTAGATACCATTAAAGAAAAAGGGTGGAAACAATGGTGGCCCTCAGGTATTGATGACGAGATCCTAGCCAAAAGTACTGAGAACATCGAGGAACAAGATGAGCTCCTAGTACTACAATCTGAACAATTCCTGGATCGAGCGAAACGGCGTCTCGCAGTGTATACCATCGCCAAAGAGATTCATCTCGCTCAAAAATATCTCAAGCTAGAGTCTGCTATTATCGATAAGGCTTACACTTTAATTAATGACTTGTCTGGGCTTGACACTAAGAGCATTAAAGACTTGTCAACCTTGTATAAAGACATGACTGCTAAGTCTCCTACTTCTGCCTTAGCTGCCTTCTCATTCTGTGAAGATGAGGGAGGACTACCGAGTGTCATTATACGAGACCTTTCTGGTCGCTAATAAATGAGATTTGAGTTATTAACAAAACCACAGGGAGATGTGCTTGGCCGCTATGCCCGTTCTAGAGCGAGAGTGACCTTTATCATGGGTCCTCTCGGTTCTGGGAAAACTTTTGAGAGCTGTTCGAAAATATTTAACTTGATGTGCGAACAGAAGCCCAATGCCCTGGGGATAAGGAAGACAAGATTTTATGCGATTCGAAATACTTATCCTGACTTGATGTCTACGACTGTCAAGGACTGGCTTGAGTTGTTCGGAGAGCTTGGAAAGTTTAAGGGTGGTGGTATGGAACCACCTAGTCATACCCTTAAGTTTAAATTGCGGGATAAGAGCACGGTACATAGCGAGCTGGTGTTTCTCGCTTTAGATAAACCCTTATCAATCAAGAAGCTTAGAGGTGCTCAGGTTACCGGTTTTTGGTTGAATGAGACGAAGGAGCTAGACAAGGCCATTGTCGATATGGCTGACCTTAGACATGGACGTTATCCCTCACCTATGGATGGAGGTGCTACTTGGCATGGTATGATCGGGGATACCAACGCACCGGATGACGACTCATGGTACTATGAGCTGTCCGAGACGAACAAACCTGAGGATTGGGAATTTTATCGGCAACCTGGCGGCGTCTACCGGGAGATGATCACGAATGAGGCTGGTCGACAGGAATGGACTGGCAAATGGCTACTGAATGAAGAGGCGGAGAATTTGAACAACCTACCTGAAGGATATTACAGAAAAGGTATCGAGGGTAAATCAGAGCCATGGATCGCTGTGAACTTAGCAAATGAATTTGGTACAGTCATGGATGGTCGGCCTATTTATCAAGATCAATGGCGCGACAACATCCATATGTCAGAAGACATCGAGGTTATACCCGATCTTCCTCTGGCTATAGGACTTGACTTTGGATTAACTCCTGCTGCCATTTTCGGTCAGCAAACACCTATTGGTAAAGTCAATATCATTGACGAGCTGACTTCTGAGGGTATGGGCATTAATCAATTTATAACAAGTGTCGTAAAACCTCATATCAATATACATTATCCCAAGCATAAAATCAGCTGGATCGGTGACCCTTCTGGCAACAGACGGATGGACACAGACGAGCAAACAGTGTTTAAAGAGCTATATGACGAATTCAAGATAGACTGTGAAGCTGCCAATTCAAATGATCCAACTATTCGATGGGAAGCTGTCAGGTGGTTCTTAGAACAGATGCGGGATGGTAAACCTGCAATGCAAGTTCATAAACGCTGTAAAATTATTCGTAAAGGATTTAATGGTGGCTATCAGTTGAGAAGACTACAAGTCACTGGTACAACACGATACACCGACAAAGCTGACAAAAATAAATATTCACATCCTCATGATGCACTGCAATACTTAATGATGTTTTATAAAGGCGACTACGGAAAAACTTCCGAGGGCTTTAGTCGTCCTGACGATGCTAACGAAGATCGATGGAGTCGATGATGCGGAAGACCATTTCTATAAAGCAACTACTTATGTGGGTTTCTGAAGCCCAAACAATTCATGAAGGATGGAGAAAGGATTCATGGGAAGACTATGAGTTCAGAGATGGTCAACAATGGAATGGGGCTACTTTAGCCGCAATGAAATTGAAAGGCATCAATCCTTTAACTATTAACAGAACCTTTCCAATTATCAATCTAGTTCATGGGCATTTCATAAACAACCAACAGGACATTGTCGCCAAAGGACGTACTAAGAAAGATAGCGAGCTTGCCCAAGTTATGGGTGAGAGCATCTCTTATGTACGTGATCAAAACCTCGGGTCGATGAGGGTTCAGAAAGCCTTTAACGAGCAGATCACTACTGGCATAGGATTTATGGGAGTTGGTCTGAATCCAGATCCCAGACAAGAAATCGTGAAGTGGTCCTCATATCCATGGTATAGCATTTGGTGGGATCCTTATGCCTCTCCTTGGTTAGATAAAGACGAGTGTCGATATTGCTTTAACGCCAGTTGGAAAGATCTAGAGAATGTGATTAAGGTTTTCCCTGACAAGAAAAGTGATATCAAGGAAATCTATTCAGCTTTATCAGTAGACACCTTTGTACCTGATGTATATGATGAAGGAACAGAGGTTGAGGAATTTAAACAGTTCCTTTCATCTGGTAATTGGATTAACACAGAACGAAAACGAGTACGTCCAGTAGAGATGTGGTATACACGCATCGAAAAAGCTTGGTTTGCCCTAATGCCTGACGGCCGAGTGTTTGACTTAGACAAGCTCTGTGACTGCAGCGAACAATTTCAAATTATCCAAGCCGCCAACGAAGTAGTCTCAGCTAACGTCAAAAAGATGCGTGTTGCCACGTTTCTCGGTAACCTATTACTACAAGACATTCCATCTCCATATGTCCACGATGAATATCCTTTTATTCCTTTTGTGGGTTATCTTGATCGGTTTGACTTTCCTTTTGGAATTCCTCGTCAGATTAAAGAACAAGACATGGAAGTTAATAAACGACGTTCCATGGCTTTATCATTATTAAGTAATCGACGAGTCTATATTGAGGACGGTGCTGCTATAGATATTAATAAAGCCTACGAAGAGGCTAATCGAGCAGACGGCTTCATAGTCATGAAGAAAAATAAAATGGATCGAATTAAGATCCAGGAAATGGGAGACCTTGCTCCTGCACAAATCGACCTTATGCATCAGAGTGAAAATGAGATCAAAGAAATCTCAGGCGCAAACGATGAATCACTCGGCTATGAGACTCGGATTCAATCAGGCGTTGCTCTGGAGCGTAAGCAACAGCAATCTGCAACAGTTACTGCAAACCTTCTGGCCAATGCTCGTGAGAGTCAAAAACGCCTCGGTGAGCTGACAATGTCCTTGGTTCAAAATCGTTGGACTGAGGAAAAAGTTCTACGTATTGTTGATCGAGTGACTGGCTCTGAGAAATTTATATCTATAAACCAAAAAGTCTATAACCCTGAGTCTGGAGCTATTGAGATTAAAAATAATCTTCCACAAGGTCGATTTGATATAGTAATAGCTAATAGACCAATGACTGATACTGTTCGTGAGAAAAACATGGACCTTATATTCTCTGCAATTAATAAGAGCCCACAAGAAGCTGTCGGGCCTTTACTTAACTTAGCTTTGGAACTTTCAGACATACCAAACAAAGACGAATTACTGAAGCAAGTACGTGCAGCAACTGGTGTGAGTCCTATTGATGACAATCTTTCTATGGCAGAACGAGAAGAGAAAGAACGTCAAGAAGCTGAGGCTGTTAAAATACAGCAAGCAGAAGATAGGGAACTTGAAGTTGCTAATGAAGCTGCTGACCTTGAAGCTAAGAAAGCTAATGTTGAAAAAACTAAAGCTGAGACTGAAGAAATTCGATCTAATATTGGTACTGAAAAACAAATAGCCGATCAAAAAGGATATGAGGCAGGCCATAAAATGGGTCTAGAGTTATTGAAAGCAAAGGAACCTACAAGTGAAGGAAAACCTTCCCAAATGGTTCAGGCTACAGGAGCAGCATAATGACAGAACAAGAAGAGAAAGTATTTGAAGCTAAAGCTGAAAAATACTTCAAATCGCACAGAGAACTTCCTTGTGGAAGAAACTTTTTATGTTTTCAAACAGTATCCCCTGAAAGTGATAAAAAGTATAAAGAAAATCATTCAAAAATATTTCCCAATTCACCGGGAGCAGAATTTTAAGAGTTACCGTATCACTCGCCTAAATCTGAAGGCGTAAAACTTTAATTCATCCGTAGAGATGTAAAAGGAGACTAGTATGTTTAAAAGGTATTCAATTGATGCATTTATCACAGGTATTCTGTTTGCACCAGACAGCGCTACAGCTGGGCTGTCAGGCGATGGTGCCCCTAGTGGAGACGCATCAGCAAAAGGCGGAGAGGGAGATAAATCAGGTGACAAAGCTGGTGATAAAACTGGCGACAAAGCTGGTGATAAAACCGGTAATAAATCAGGTGATGGTAAAACAGATGATAAAGCTAGTGATGACAAAACTGGCGATAAATCAGGTGATGACAAAACTACAGACAAGGAACCTTCTATTGAAGACCTACAGGGATTACCTACTGTAACAGATAAAGAGCTTATGGGTACTCCTGATGACGCAGATGTTAAGGCGAAAGCTGAAGCAGATGCTAAGGCGAAAACTGAAGCAGATGCTAAGGCAAAAGCTGAAGCAGACACCAAGGCTCAAAAAGAAGCCGAAGATGCCAAGGCTGCAAAGGAGAAGGATGCGGCTAACTCCAAGTCGAAAGCAGACGATGACAAAAGCGGTAAAGGAGATGACAAGTCTGGAGATAAACCACCTAAAGGCTTTGTTCCAACACAAGCTTTACATGAAGTTAGAGGTGAGAACAGGTATCTGAAAGAGCAAGTAGCGATAATGCAAGCGAAACTCGAAAAGCTACCTACAAAGGTTGAGGACACAAAACCAAAGGAACTGAAAAAACCTGAGGCTGGATTTGATATCCTAAGTGATTCAGACTTTGAGAAGCTCACTGACGACGATCCTTCTAGCGCTTTAAAATACACGGTTAAGTTAGCAAAGCATAATGAAGCTTTGGCAGAATACACAGCCGCTGTAAAGCAGCAAGAAACTGACAAAGCAAATGCTGAGTCTACAAAATTGGCACTAGCTGAAATGTTTACAGCAACCAATGAGGCCATGGAAAAACATGTACCTGGGTTGTTTGATAAAGAGTCTACTGCCCAAGCTGACTTAGTAAAGTTTGCTGACTCCGTGGGGTTCACAAAAGATTTATTTTATCTTACGGACCCATCAACACAGATAATTTTGCCAGGAGAAACTGACCCTCTTTATCTGGGTGAACAAGCCGCTGATGTAGTAAAAATATTGACTACTGTTAGGAAGACAATAGAAGACGCGGCTGTTGAACCACCAGACCTTGAAAAGATCAAAGCTGACCTTACCAAGGAAATAGAGGCTGAGCTAATCAAAAAATTTAAAAACTCTTCAGATAAAAGTTTTACCTCTTTGAAAGAGATTCCTGATAGCGATAATGCTCCGGAGTTCTCAGACAAAGTTTTGACAGATGCCCAATTTGAAAAACTTAGTACTAAAGAGAAAGAAGCTTATTTATCTGGAGCTTAAGGAGATAAATCATGGCTACAGACTTTCCATTAAATGACCCGTTAGCAGTACAGCGCTGGTCAACATCCCTAGCATACGAAGCTGCCAAGAAACAATATTTTGCTAAGTTTATTGGCACCAGCAAAGATGCTCTCATTACCTTGAAAACTGAGCTTAACAAAGGTGCGGGTGAGAAAATCACGGTTGGCCTTCGTATGAAACTGAGCGGTAATGGTATTGAAGGAGATAATATCATTGAAGGTACATCCGCTGAAGAAGCACTCACATTCTACAATGACGCGGTGTTCATTGACCAACTTAGGAAAGGTACCAAGTCCAAAGGTAAAATGTCCGAACAGCGTGTTCCGTATAACCTTCGTAAAGAGGGTCGTGATGCATTGTCTACTTGGTGGGCTGAAGAACTTGACGAGCAAATTTTCTTCTATCTCGCTGGTGAAGCAACCGCTGCCAATGTAACTACTACACATCACGGTACAATTACTACAAACGCTGGTCGAGCTAATAACGCCCTATCTGCGCCTTCTACAATTGTATATGGTGAGACTTCAGGTGTCGCAGCTACCGGTAAAGCGGATCTCGCAGCTGGTGACAAAATGGGGTTGTACCTCGTTGATAAACTCGTTGCTGCCGCAGAAACTGCCGATCCTATGATTCAACCAATGATGGTTGACGGCGAGAAAAAATTCATCCTCTTGATGCATACATTTGACGCTTTTAATATGCGTGCAGGCGTATCTGAGAATGATTGGCTTATGATTCGTAAAGCAACTGATCGTGGCAATAAAGGCCTGATCTACAAAAACGCTCTTGGTGAGTATGCTGATGTTATTATGCATAAACATCGTGGTGTAATTCGATACAACGACTATGGTGCAGGTGCAAATATCGCGGCCTCAAGGTCCCTGTTCATGGGCTCCCAGGCAGCTATGATTGCTTACGGTCAAAACTCTTCACCAAACCGTTACTCTTGGAACGAAGAGAAAGACGATCGTGGTAATGCACTGGCAATCACAGCAGGCGTTATTTTCGGTATCAAAAAAACAACCTATAACTCTCTGGACTTTGGCGTAATCGCTGTTGACTGTGCCTGCGCTTCACCAGTATAACAGATCTTCTAGGACTGTTATGAGCTTGTCATAAACCCCGTAAGGGTTTATGACAAGTTTTAGTTATCAATTTATAAGGAGATTTAAAAATGTCAAATCAATCAGATAATGTAATCGGGGCAGTTACTAATGTTCACGATATTCCCGCAGGCGTAGTTTTGTCTGCCAGAGGATCTTATACAAGCTCTGCAGAATTAGCAGCAAACTCTGTAATTGAAATGGTTTCACTCCCTCTTGGAGCTCAACCTCTTGGTGGTATTATTGAGTTTGATGCTTTTGGTGCAGGTAGAACCCTGGATATAGGTTTTACTGGCGGGGATATAGACGCTATGTTTGACGGCATAGATGTATCAGCTGCTGGTTCAGCCATTGCCAATGGAACAGGAAGTGCAGTTTTAGCTGCAGCAGATACTGTAGATGTTAAAGTACTCGGTGATGTCATGGACGCAGATACCACTATAGTTCTTACAATATTCTATGTAATGGTACCATAAGATTCACTAACTAGTGGATTTGAATTTATTATTCTCAGGCCCTTAAGTGGGCCTGAGAATAATTCAAAAGGGAGATATGCGAATGAAAATAGTCAAAGTCCTTTATAAAGGGAGGAACCCAAATGAGGTAATTGAAAGTCCTGTAATGAAGAATAAATACACGGCTAAAGATGGTGTAATTGCAAAAATGACATTAAACGACTTTCAAGCCATCCTGGCTAGTGGTGACAATAATAAATTGTTTGTACTTGACGATCCAGGTGCAATAGTTAACTTTAAACTGGAAGAGCCCAAGGTTGAAGAGCCCAAGGTTGAAGAGCCCAAGGTTGAAGAGCCCAAGGTTGAAGAGCCCAAGGTTGAAGATCCACCAATTGATAATGTTACTCCTCCAACAGATGCTGAAGAAACAACTAACACATAGGAAGTAAGTTATGCCGACACTTGAAACATTAAGAGAAAATGTAGTAGACGCTATTCAAGACACTTCTATAGAGGATGACTTCATAGACGCTAAGTTTAATGAGGCCCTTGAACTTTGTGCTGATTACGTCCTTTTGCCAGAACTAGAGTCGTCTGGAACATTTACAACTGCTACAGACACTCATAGTGTTGTCATACCAACTTCTTGGAATTATCACCGGGGCCTCTATAGTGCTTATGCTCCTGACACTGAGCTTATTGATGTTGTATCTTCTTTGAGGCTTTTAAAGAATGATTATCCTGACATTGATAACACAGATATAATGTCTGGTAATATTTGTATTGTAACAACTGGTAGTGGTTCAATTTATTATTATTTAAGTCCTGAAACTGAGACAATAGTGACTTGTGGTTTTTATCAGCATCCAACACCCTTAACAGAGGACTCTCATATTCCTTCTTGTTTACCAGCATCTATGCAAAATGAGTTACTTGAAAATTATGCACTATGGAAATGTTGGAAAATAATAGAAGATGGGATTGAGGGACCAAAGATTAATACTGCCCATCATAGAACAGCTTTTAACACTGCACTTGCAGAGTTAGATGATCTTATACATGAAGGTCAGTCTACTCCAAATCCAAAACGTGGATCAGGGTGGATCTAATGCCTGAAACAGCATTACTTTATACCGGAGCAGTTGGTTTAAACACCGTAAAGGACCCTACGCGTTCAGCGTATAATCCTGAAAGTGGTGTATCGGATCTAGGTGTCGCTGTTAACATAACTATAAGTGATACAGGTTATGCCAGTAGACGATCAGGCTATAATGATGTAGTCACTGCAACTGAACCACACAGTATGTTTTGTGATGGTAACGATTGTTTATATATTGTAGGCGCTAATATGTATCAACTGTTACCAGATTATTCATCAGTATTGCTTAAAAGTGACATCAGTTTAAATAGACGTATGTCTTATGCTCAGGTCAACAGTGACATTTATTATACTAATGAGGTTAATCTTGGTATAATTCGACGAGGTGGCATTGTAGAAGCTTGGGAAGCTAGCACTTATGTAGGACCAGATACTAACAGAACTTTTGATGGTCCTCGTGCTGGAAGACATATAGCGTTTTATGCAGGACGGATTTTTGTATTTGAAGAAAACATTCTTTGGTGGTCTGAACCTTTTGCGTTCAGCTGGTTTGATAGAACACGAAATTACTTGGTATTTCCAACTAACGGAAGAATGATAAAGCCCGTAGGTAATGGAATTTTTGTCTCAGATGAAGAAAACACCTATTTTCTTTCTGGTCAAGATCCTAAGGAATTTACTCAAGATGTAGTATCGACTTACCCAGTAGTAGAATGGTCAGACGCCATTGACTATGTAGACGGCGTTGAAATTGGCTTAACTGAACTAGGTCAATGTGCTTTGTGGGCTTCTTTCGAAGGTGCCTGTTTAGGTACGTCCAATGGGAGCTTTATAAACCTTAACAAAAAGAAGGTAATTTACCCTGAGTATGGGACACAGGGAGCTGGATTACTTATGGGATATAATTACATTCACAGTATAGGAGTTTAAAATGAGCTGGAGACTTTCAACAGGATTAAGGAATGCTTTACTGGAGAAAGCTGCATTCGTACCAAACGCCGTTTCAGGAACTACAATATCATTTGGTGACGGTGATGGTTCTAGCAGCAGGGACACTATAAATGATTCAGGTAGTGGTTTAGCAGACTTCACTGCTGGTGATTATTTAACAGTGCTTGGATCAACTAGCAATGATGGAACTTATAAGCTTTTGTCAGTAACTGCTGGCATAATTGAAATTGCAGCGGGTAGTCTTGTTGCAGAAGCTGCGGGTGATGCTATTATCTTAGCATCAGCTGAAGGTGGAAGTTATAGAGGAATTTTTCGAAACTGTATCATTGACATTTATTCAGGTTCTCAACCAACTTCAGCAGACGACGCTGAAACAGGAACTAAGCTTTGTCGAATAACTGAGTCTAGTGGTGCTTTTGTAGCTGGCGCAGTAGACAATGGCTTAAACTTCGGACAAGTTGCTGCTGCAGTTCTTGGTAAAGAAGTTGGTGAAGTTTGGTCTGGTGTAAACCTTGCAACTGGTACAGCTGGTTGGTTTAGGATCTATGCTAATGACGTTACAACAGGTGCAAGTACAACTGGTATTCGTATAGACGGTGCTTGTGCTACTTCAGGAGCTCAGCTTAACTTGACCAGCACTAGCTTGACAGTTGGTGTAACAACTACAATTGACCAAGTTAACTTGTCAATGCCAGCATCTTAAGAATCATACCGAAACTAAAACCTAATTACTGATGATATAGTATAAGGAGATAAGAAAATGGCTGAAAAAGGAATAGTTGTAGACGATGCATTAGCTGGTGAGAGTGTCGCATGTACAGACGCACGAGCAGTTGATGATGATACTAATGCAAGGGTTGCTCAGATAGTTGGAGAGTGTCCAAGAGTTGCAGTTTATGAAGCTTTAACAGATACGCCTTTACGTGAAGTTACAGCAACTGACGCTTTAGACCTGGACCCACTTCCAGCGGGAATAGCTAGTAATTTATTAGACGTATCAGATGCTACGCATGTGACTGTGTATGGTATGGTAACTATGCACGCTTCACAAACAACTGATGCTCCTTTAGTAGTAACCCCTCTTATAGTTTCCGAGGACGGTACCCCAGTTATATCAGCCCTATTACCGCCAATGAAGATGCTTCCTGTTAAACCTAGTGGAGGTGCTATAGCTGAATCTGTTGATTATTTACGAATAGCTGGTGAAGCTGGTAATACACCTATATATCCAGTGGTTTTAATGTCTTTTCCAACTTATGGAGCAAAAGAAATTGGTTTCCATGTTTATTTTACATCAGATATAGTTCAATTTGATTTATTTGCTTTACCAATATCTCATGGTAGTCGAAATGCAGCTCTTGATACTCAACTTGCTGATGGTGACTGGGGCGGTTTGTTATTCCCAGCATATGTAGCTGGTGGTTGATACTAAGCAACTTTAAAGTTTACCGGAGAATATTATGCTTTTACTCTTTACATCTGCAAACGATCCGGCACCATCACTTCCGGATCTATATATCAGAGACGCTGAGAGCGGCAGTAATATCCCTGTTGCTGGTATCGATGGCTGGGATGATGATTTCATTCAGTCTCAGTCATTAACCTATGGACCCATGACTTTCGAAGATGTAGAGACTGGTCTTATTGCAACTAATGAAACTGGAGGATATTGGTGTCGTAGATTATCAAGAGTTTTACTTAAAGCCACTTTTTCAAACAGCGGTGCGAACGCTGTTGTATGGCCCATATACTATGACGCTAATGGCGTAGAGAATATAGGTGATGCTGTTACTATAACAGCTACTACTCGTACAGAAGGTGCTGGAGTTTATATGGCGCCTATGGAGTTTTTTGAGACAAACGGGGCTAACCAGATGAGATTCTATGTAGTTTCAGTATCTGCTGGTACATTAAATCTTAGTATGGCTGGAGTATAATCTCATGGGTATCACGATTCTAGCAGGTGGAGGTTATGGGTTAGACGCAGAGTGTCCTATACTGCAAGGTGATTGCCACGCAGACTGGGAAACGGCTACCCTAACAGACGATGTTCCTGTACTAGCTGGAGATGCTTATATAGGTAATGGAGCCTATATAGAGGGATCTTTTCCTATATTTGATGATCCTATAACAGATGACTCCTTAGTTGGAAATAGCAATGCTGCATTTTTAGAGGATGAGATGCCAATTATAACAGGCGAACTCATCCCAGGAGGCGAACTCACTGTAAGTCTGCCTTTAGCCGAGGCAGACTTTACAGGTGAAGTTCCAAGTTATGGTACGATCGAGGACGACGTACCAGTTTATAGTGGTTCTTTTACTGCAGGTGCAGAGCTTGTAAGTGACACTTTGGTAGTGTCTGGCAGCTTTAGCGCTGTTGTACCTTCAATAGGAACCCTTAATTCCTTGTCTAGTTTACCTATAGTACAAGGATCTTGTGATTCAAGTGTTCCAAGTTACGGTACTCTTGAGTCAGCATTACCAATTGTAACATCAAGTATCACAGGGTATCAGAATCCTACAGGCACTTTAACAGGATCTATGCCTTCTATAAACGGAACTCTAGATGCACAAGCAGCATGTAATGGAACCCTTACAGGTGACATGCCTACAATAGCAAGTTATCTCTCTGGCTATGAGATTCCAACTGGAGATTTAGAAGGGGACCTGTATATACTTTCAGGAACTCTCCAGGATGACGGAGAGTATACCTATCCAATTCTACGTCATGTTAGAGGACAAATAAGATAATGCTAACTTTAGACGCGAATTTGAAAATAGACAGTGCAACATCGCAGTACACTAACTTTGATTTCAATTCCTTTGTTAATTTTAACGGAGTACAGTTAGGAGCAAAGGCTGATGGTATATTTGAATTAGGCGGAGATGATGACAATGGTACCAATATTGATGCATACTTTGAGCCGTTCTTGACAGATCTTGGTACAATTCATCAAAAACGCATGCGGTACTTGTATTTAGAGATGAAGACGGATGGGGATATTATAGTAACAATATCATCAGACGGAGGAACGGCGCAGGAATTTACAGTTTCTGGTAAAGATCTATTACCACAGAAACATAGAATTCCTATTCCACGAACCTTACGAGGTACTTACTGGCTATATCAAGTCAAAAATGTAAATGGCGCAGACTTCTCAATCAACTCAATGAGCGGCATTTTTATTTTCAGAAATCATGGCTTATCGTAAAGTTCCTAAAAAGACGGTTATTCTTGGAGATGTTGCAAAAGGGAAACAGTATATAGGTCAAGCAGACTCCCAACTTAATATCCTCCAGAATCAAATGCGTTTTCAAAAGATACAACAAGCTTGGAGAACAGTTCGACTAGCTAAAGATGTTGTAGTAGAATGCTTTTCTGGTTTTAATTTAAGTGAAGTTCGTATTCATGCAGCTCCTCTACCAACTGGTAAGTCAGCGTTATCTGAAACAAGACGTTGTTTTTGTGATTGTTGTGCAGCTATTGGAAAAATTGTTTCAGCTAGAGACGTTGAAGATGAGGGTTGGTTACCCAATAGAGGTTTAGATTATTTTTATGATGTTGAAATATGTCAGAAATCAAAATATACATTGTTAGAAGATCTTACTGTATCAGCAGATCATTTTATACATCTAGAAGGTGATATAGTTTTACTTATAGCAAAACCACATGATGAAGACGAGGATTTAGATATTGAGTTTGAGGATATTGAAGAAATTTGTGAATGGTTAAATTGGCGGATAACTTCAATTAATCCATCAATCGCGGTGAGAGCATGGACTTCCTAGCCTGGGTAAAAACAGATATTAGTGGACAAACTTTTTGCTGTTATAAAGCAAAAATTTTATCTATGATATTTGCTTTATCCACAAGCCCTGTACCTCCTGATGGAGCTTCAGCTCCTGCTGTTATAGTTGAATGGCTTGGAGAAAAGCCAGAAGACTCAGATGATGAACAGTGGATTGACCAGATAGTTTATGACTGTGGTTGGTATTATACAAAAGTTGAAGCTTTAAATTTACCTGCCTTACCTAATAATGCATGGATGGCTTTTTGTGTAGACGATGAAGTTATAATTTTAGAAACGTCAGATGGATTATTTTTAGCTGGCCATGATGATACTTCTGAGTTTAATGAAGATGAATCTATTGTAACTCCTGTCTATTGTTTAAATGAAAATTATATTACTGTACCTGGCCTCTCAACTAGTTATAGCTTAGTCATATATGAGCACTATGATATTCCCTCGGAGATACTTTATAAATATATACGACGAATTTACTTAGGTAGTAAAAGTACTCAAGCTGATACCGGAAGCTTTTATATTTCAGATAACTATGTTCTTTACAGATACCAAGGGGCTACTTATTTTAAAAGTGACATAATTAGTTATCCTGAGAAGTCTGTTATAACTACTAGACTTAACTATGACCTTATCTCAAAATGCCCAAGAAAATGGTATAGATCATCTGATTATTTCTATGATCTAAACGATTCAGGAACTTTACAAAGAAGTAGAATTTATTATCCTATTAATCTTTCTTATACTTTACCTGAGTATACTATTAATCCTAGAAATAGAGTTACTGAAGAAATTCATTTTCAAACAACAGCACCTTTTAGAATAACTGATGGAGGTACTTCAGATACTCTATGCCAACGTAAAGTGTTTACTCCAGAATACGATGCTGATGGTATACTAGATAACTATAGTATTGACTCATATGTAGATGTAGATCATTCATGTGAGGGAGAGTCAAGTATTTCTAAAAGTATACTGCAGGAAGTAGAATCTTTTGATCTTGGTTTTAGTGGTATTTATTACGTTATAACTAAAAGAGAATGTCATTCAGAATTTACATCTATACGAGAAAATATAGGTACTTTATTAACTGATGGAGTAAACTCAGTTACTTATAATAAAACACAATCAGTTTCACTTATCATGGAACAAAATAGCTCATGTGATGCAGAATTATATTATCCTCCTACAGGTGGAGTAACTATAAAAATTGAAAATATAGTTAATGAGTACTCTTACGAATCAACCTTTAGGGATCTTGAAGAAATTTATTATAAAGGTGTTAAACTAGGTGAAAATAAATTAGACGTAGATGTTACTTATGCTTTAGATTTTACTAACTCATTTAATTTAACTTGGACTAAAAATGTAGTTAGTTCTATAGAAACAATATTTGTTCCTGCACATATAGACTTATTTGAAGACTTAATTATATTTACTATATACTCAATAGAAGCAACTGATGAAACTTATGATGAAAATAACCCAGAAAGTGAAGATGTTCATGATCGTCTACTTACTCTAGAAGTTACTATTTCTGTAAAAATGTATTACAAAGGTACAATAACACTATTAAAAGAAGAAACCCTAGATCTTGAAAGTCCTACACTAACTACTTTTTCAGCAAGACCCGATGGAAGAGGTCCAGGGACGCTTTATGCTATGGCTCATGATGAGTATGATTTATATGGTAAGTGTGATTGGGGTGATGTTCTTGATAATGTAACTATATATCCTTTATACTTATCTGGTTTTCCTTTATATGAATCAGGAGTTGCAGCTAAAACTCCACCAGCTGGTTTTCCAGATTACTATGACAATATAGATGAAGACGAAGAATACGATTCAACTAATGTAGTGTATGACTTACATCAAACTTTTATGGATAGATTCCAGAGACCTAATCCTTTTACTACTCCTGATTCTTATATAAATAACTCACGTGATTTTATTTCAGGTTTTGGTCATGGTAATCAATTTGTTCTTCTAGGATTTTGGTATTTAAGTTTCTTACCTAAAATAACTGCAACTTATCCCACAACTAGTACACATGGAGATATACTTTGGTTTAGAGTTTCAGCTTCAGATAGCTTATTTGAAAACTTAGATATTTTATTACACAATGGTGAAATAGTTACTGACACGTTTGATCCAAATGGCATGACTGATAATTTTATACTTTTAAGTCAAACATAGTAAAGAGGTTACTCAATGGGAACATATGTAAGTATTCCAAGTCAAAAATTTTCAGGGTCTTTTGATCTAGGTTCGCCATGGACTATAATTACTGAGCACATGGATCAAGCGGAGTATTACGCTGCACAGTCTTTTACAATCACTCAGGACTATATCACTTCTTTGTCAGATCTCCTCGATGACCTAGAAATTCCCGATACAAGTGCTATAAGCGTTACTACTCCAGATATTCCTGAAATGGACTTCGGTATTAGGCCGTCATTAGGTGATGTTACTTTACCAGGGGATTGGCCTGTGGATACCACTACGCCACCTAGTTGGTTAACCCTTCCAACTTTTACTCCTGTAACAATACCTGTGTTATCTGTTAGTCCTCCATCTTGGGTTAACCCTGACGTACCAGTTGCAGCTACTATTGAGCCTCCTGGAGATGCACCGGCTTTAGACCCTATAACTACTCCAACAGCTCCTAGTGTAACACTACCTACGGCGCCTTCATTTGATACTGTAGCTATTCCATCATCTCCATCAATTACACTTCCGGTGTTCTCTGCAACTTTACCCTCAGCTACTATTGATGAGCCCGCTCCTTTTACTTGGGGTGAGCCTGTATATGTTTCAGGTATTTGGGGAGACTTATTTGCAAAGGTACTTGAGGGTATACAAAATGGTGGTACAGGTCTCGATGCTACAGTAGAAGATGAAATTTATCAAAGACTACTTGATCGCCAACTTGATGAAAACGATAGGTTGTATATAGAAGCAACCGATTACTTTGCAGCTCGAGGATTTACTATTCCTCCTGGCGCTCTGACAGGTAAACTCACTGAAATTCAAAATCAGATATCCAGAAATAATTCCGCGGCTAGTAGAGAGATTACTATTAACCAAGCTGAACTAGCCCAGAAAAACACACAATTCATTCTGGATAAAGGGGTTGAGCTCGAGGGTATCTTACGTAACTTTTTTGTTGACGGTACGAATAGACTCTTTGAGGCTAATAAAATAACTGCTGAGAATGCTATCTCTATCTATAATGCTTCGGTGGCAAAATATAATATAGAGGTTCAAGTATATGAGACAGAAAGCCGTGTTTATGAAGCTCGGATTAAAGCTGCGTTAACTGAGATCGAGATTTTTAAGGGCCAAATCGAAGCTGCCAAAGTTACCGCAGATGTTCAAAAGGTTCTAGTAGACGTTTATAGAGCTCAGTTAAATGCTGTTGAATCACAAATGAATTTATATGTAGCTGAGATGGAAGGTGCCAAAATAGCATCAGACATTGAACTTGCTAAACTTGAACAGTTCAGGTTAACCACTCAAGCTTATATTGCTAGGCTTGATGGTGAGAAAGCTAAGTTTAGTTTGTATGAGATTCAAATAAAAGGTGAAGAAGCAAAAGCTAGGACTTACGGTGAACAAGTCAGAGCTTATGCAACAGAAGTAGCCGCTGCTGAAGCTCAGACAGATGCTCAGTTAAAAGAAATGCAAGTTTATCTAGAGCAAAATAAACAAGAGGTTTTACGTTATCAGTCAGAGCTTGATGCATATAAAACGGCACTACAGGCTAAGCTTTCTGAAACAGAGGCTGTTGTTTCTGGTTTTCAGGCTGAGACATCCGCTTATAATGCTGAGACACAAGCTATGGCTTCTATGTTCTCGGCTAAGATACAAGAGTTAAACCTAAGGATTGAAGAAGCAAGATTCAATATGCAAAAAGCCATAGCTGATGTAGAAGCAGTTACTGCAGGCTATACAGCTGTTAAGAAACTCCAGTCAGATGGAACTACAGGTATCATGAACGTTGGTGCTCAGTTAACAGCATCTGCTTTGAATGCCATAAACACTTCAGCCAGCTACGGATATAATAGTAGTGAGAGTCTCAGTGAGGGTTGGAGTCATGGTGAAAGTATTTCTGAATCTCATCCATACAAGGAACACGAATAAGGAGGCCCAACATGGCAGGTCGTGGATTTTTAGCTGAACGAAAACAACGAAAACGTGATGATACTATACGAGCAGAGCGCCGTGAAGACATACAAAAACAAGAGCGCCAAGTTCAACAGTTAAAAGACTCTGCAGCTCTGCAGCGTACTAAAACCTCTGGTGAGTATGATTTATCTGGAAGACGAATAGCTGCAAAGTCAGCTTTAGACACCACAGGTCTTGCTGGTAAACTAGACGCTAAAAAGGTATTAGACCTGCAAAGAGCTAGGGCTATATCTAATGCTGTAACTCAAGGTAGAGCTATAGAAGCAGATACTGCAGCTCAAGGTCGAAGAATCGATGCCGCTAGAAGTTTACAAGTGGGTGACATAACTAGAGACTTAGTTAAGTCAGGCCAGTTGTCAGGAACTGCAGCATCTAATCTCTTTAACACCGGCCCTACTTTTCAAGCAGACTTTAAAGACGTTAAAGCTCCTCTGCCTCAATTTGGATTTACCAAAGGAGATTTTGAGTACGATCCAATAGCAAGGGAAACTATAGAGACTAGCCCTGCTGGTTTATATACAACTAAAGGACGGTCACCTTCTTTTGTCCCTTTAGGTAAAGCAACTGACATCGGTGATGCTACTGATAGTCAACTTGAGAGACTTATCAAAGAGAAAAAGAAAAACGCCAGAGTCTTTTAAATAGGATTACATTATGCCGAAACTAGCTGACTTGTCATATGAAGAATTAGTTGCTGAACGAGACAGGCGGAAAAATATTGTAAATCCTGTTGCCGATGTTCAGCATCAAGTTCAACCAGGGCTCATTCCTTCTGAACCTGCTACTGATATACCTGAGACTTCAACAGTAAGACGTTTTCTTGGGGACACTGGTATATCAGCTTTAAAAGGAGCTATAGGAGTACCTGAAGCTGCTATTGGTTTAGCTAATATTCCTACTATGGGTTTAGCTGGTAAGGCTGCAGAAAGCCTAGGAATAAACTTTAAAGAGTCTAAAGAGATTTTAGATGACTTATATTCACCTGCTCAGAAAGAAGCCAATCGTCGAGTAGCTGAAGCTAAAGGTTTTACTGGTACGCTCACAGCTGCTTTAAAGAATCCTAGTACTATAGCTCATGCTGCAATTGAAGCGTTACCTCTTATGGGAGCAGGTGGTGTTGTAGGTAAAGGAGCTTTAGCAGCAACTACTAAGCTTGGAAAGTACGTACCTACAATAGGTAAGATGGTTGCAAAGAATCCTATTACTGCTAAGTTAGCCGCAAGTGCGATAGGTGAAGGTTCAGCTAGCGCAGGTAGTATGGCTGAAGATATACGCCAACAAAATAAGTCAGGTAGAATTGATCTTAAAGAAGGCCTCATGTCGTTAGCTGCTGGTGTAGGTACTTCAGTATTCAATCTTGCAGGTGGTAGACTAGCTCAGAAGTTAGGTATTGCTGACGTAGATACTCTTCTGGTTGGAGGGACTTTAAAAGAGGTCGCTGAGGGAGCTGCAGAAAAAACATCAAAAGGTGTAGCCAGGAGAATTGTTGAAGGTGGTATATCTGAAGGTGTTTTTGAAGAGCTTCCACAAACTCTTCAAGAAACTATATGGATGAATGCCGCCACCGAAAAGCCTTTATCAGAGGGCCTTGGAGAAGCCGCTGCTATGAGTATATTAGTTGGTGGTGCTATGGGTGGTGTTGTTAATGTTACAGGAGGTAATCAAGATACTACTCCTCCACCAGCTAATTCTTTAGTAAAACTCCGTAATGCTAATTTAACAGACAAACAGCTTGATGCTATTTCAGCTAATCCTGAAGTACTTGCTGATTACGATCTTGAAAAATCAGACATTGACACTTTGCGTATTGAGCGTTCACTAGAAGAGCATGAACAAGTTCAGTTTCATGCTATGCTTGAGTCTGCTCCAAATGCTTCTGTTAAACAAGGTATCCTTGAGTCTCTTCAAGGTGAAGTTTATTTACGTAGGAAAAGTCAAGCAGATGAAAGAGCTGCAAAAGCTGAGAAAGAAGTTATTAACACAAAAGAGTTTACTAGTGTAGCACAATCCCCTGAAGCTGTTAAAGTTTTAGCAGACGCTTATATGGTAGAACCTGTAGAATTACCAGATGAGTCAGTAGCAGGTCTAAATACTTATGCTGAAGAAATCAAGAAAGGGACAGTCGATGTAAAAGCAGACACCATCGCTACTTTAGAGAATCTTGACGCCTCATTAAAAAACCTTGCTAAAGCTGAATCACCACAAGCTAAGCAGTTAGCTCAAACAGCTGTTCAAATCAATAAGAATCAATTAATTCTTCTTGATCCTGAGCTTGATAATCGTGTTAAAGATCGTCGCGTTAAAGATGTCGCAGTCGAGAATGAACAGCGTAAAGCTGAACGTCGAGAAGCTGCTGGTTTGTCAATTAACAAGCGTGTTAAAGAAATGACTCCTGAAGAACAAGAGTCAGAATTACTAACAACTTCATTAACTAAGATGCCAAGTAAGAGAGCTTATGAGGAATCTGTACTTGATGATATTGATAACGACAAAAGTCCTCTTACAGTATTTGTAGACGTTGATAGCTTAGCTTATGTTAATGATGAGCTTGGTGGTCATGAATCTGGTAACAAATTATTAAAAGCTGTTGGAAAGATTATACATAAAGTTGGAGGAGATAAGAGTTTCCATATCAGTGGTGATGAATTCCTTATGAAGGCTGATACCATTGAAGAAGCTGAAGCTTTAATGACTCAAGTTAATGACGCACTAGCAGGAACTGAGCTTGATTTTAAACTTGAGAATGGAAAAACTTTTAAGTATACAGGTCCTGGAGTGAGTTATGGAATAGCTGAGACTCGACAGGAAGCTGACGCTAAAATGTCTGAGAATAAAGCTGCAAGACTTGATCAAAAACTAAGAGTTGGAAGGAAAGAAAAACCTCATGGTGTCTCTGAAGTAATACCTGCTAAAGAAGCTACAAGACAAAAAGCTAATCTTTCAAAATTAGCTAAGCGTTTACCAATAAGTAATGCTTTAGGTCGAACAGCTTCAAAAGATGTGGTTAAAAATAAAAAAGTACTAATCCCCAAAGGTACAGTGTTAAACTCAGAACATGTTAACACTCTCGCAGAAGCTGGATATAAAAGTGTTCCTCTTGAGCCTAAGAAAGCTAAGGTACAAGGGGCTAAAGCAAAACAAAAAGCTAAAGTCACTAAGCTAGTAAGAAACCTTAGGGAGAAAGAACTTGATGCCCTCGCTGAGTGGTTACCTGCTGGCATGGAAGATGTTATCGAAACTGTCAGGAAGGAAGAAAAACACTTAACTGAACATCCTGAAAATCTAAAATCCTTTTTAGTTGGTGTCGCTGAGAAACGAGGTCTCAAGGTTGATAAATCTAAACCAAAGGTAGAAATAAAAGACACTACTAGACGTACTAAAAGGGTCAGTAAGAAAACTAAAACGATTATAGCCAAGGGTAAGAAAGCAGATCAAGTTAAAAAGAAAACCTTACGTAAGGTTCTGACGAGGTCTCCTTTAAGCAAACAGATCGGTAAAACTCTTACATCAGACGTAGCTAATCCTAAAACAGGAACAATATTATTTAAAGCTGGAGATACTCTTACACCTCAGAAAGCTACTACTCTTATTAATCTTGGAGTTACTGATATAGCAATTAAACCTCCGCCTAAGACAGTTAGACAAGCCAAGAAGAAAGTTGCTAAGACTACAAAGAAAACTACCAAGACTAAAAAAGCTGTTACAAAAGCTCAGGAAAAAGGTATAGACCTTAAGGGGGCTTTTGATACAAATGAAGCTATAAAAGAAGTAATGACTGATGTATTTAATAGTGACAACGCAGCTACTCAAGACTTATCAAAAGACACGGCAAATCTCGAAGAACTTGAGATAACAGAAGCTGTGAATGAAGATAACGCAAAAAGTAGTGTCGCTTCGGAGCTTCAGGCAGTCAAAAGGAAAACAGCTAAGAAAGGCACTAAAAAGAAGAAAAAGGAGCCTAAAAAGCGATCTAAGGCCGAATTAGATGCTCTAAATGATGAATTGTTACTATATAATAAAGCAGACGGAATCAACTACGAAGAAAATGTTGAAGACCTTCCTCAAGATGCCATAGATGCCTTATCTGATGAAGATGAGCCTTCAGAGCTCATATTTGCTAGAGGCGATACGATTAAAAGTATTCAAGATATTAAAGGTCTCTATTGGAAAGGTCAAGTTTACTTAGTTAAAAATAATATTGACTCTGCTGACGAAGTCAAAGGCCTTGTGGCACATGAAGTAGGTCATTTCTTACGTAGACATGATTCATGGTTTCAGCGTAATTACCAAGACCTATATAACCAATTTCTTGAAATAGCTGAAGGTAGCCGATCTAACGTAGAAGCTGCGGCAGCAAGAAGGTCTATAGTAAAAGCCTTAGCCACAGGAGAACATAAGTCTGCTGACTTGATTCAGGAAGAAGCTTTTATGTACTTTATCCAGGACCAAGCTAATTCTAAATACAGCCTAGTTCAAGAGCTCATTGATCTAGTAAGACGATGGGTCTTTAAAGCTTTTAAGAAGTCAGCGAAACAATTGAATTTCTCTGGTCGTGACATGGCTGACATGGCGGTCAATGACTTTATGACAAAAAGTAAGAAAGCCCGTAATATAAACCCTTTAGGTGATGTAGTTCCTTTGGCAGCTAGATCTGAGAATTTCTTTTATCCTGCTGTTAGTCAGCTTAAAGCTATGGGACTTCCTAAGAAAGGTACAGCTAAAGAACGACTTGCTTTTATCCAGAAAGGTTTAAAGAAAGGATTAATCAATAAGACTGAAGTTGAATTCTCAGGTCTTATGACTGAGTTAGAAGTTGCTGTAAAAAATAATCCTGATGTTAATGTACCTGCAAATGAGGTTTTTAAATATCTACAAGATAATAAATTTGAATTTTCACATATTATACCTACTTTAGCTGAAGCTAGTGATCTAACTAACTATGAGAATCTTGTACCTATGATAGAAGCTCAGTTTAATGACTCCTATGATACTCTTATAGAATATGAAATGATGTTTTTTAACATGGCTTTCGATGACTCAAACCCTTTATCTAAAGCTGCTAAAGCCTTTGATCAAGCTTGGGATGATAATTTACATAATGACTCAATATCTGATGAAATAAAAAACACAGAGCAAGTTTTAGCTAGGCTAGCTGCTAAATATTGGAAAGAGCATTTAGGTATTACAAGAGATATCTTAATGGCTTTACCACCTGAAGTAAGAACATCAGTTATCAACGGTCATAGAGGTAACGTTGAAATTAACGGTACTGTGTATCCTATTAAAGTATCGAATGACCATGCTGAAAAGTATAAGTCTTTTATGGAAGTTGAAGTCGACGATTATATAACAACCCATCCTGATCTTGACTCTGAAACAATTGCACGTGAAGGACGGTATAGCACTATGAAGTTACCTGGGGCTATAGAAAATTCATACACTGAACAAGTTATTACTTACAATGATCCTATTAATACTTACTCAGGACTTGGATTTGCTCATTGGAAGACAAATGATATACTAAGTCATTTTCGATCTGCTGCTTATGACTCTGATAAGGGCAAAGTATACATGATTCTAGAAGCTCAATCTGATAGGGTTACTGACCTTAGAATTCAATCTGAAACTTCTAGAAGATTCTTAGACGATAATATGGAGGTTCCTGAGCTTTTATTCGATGCTCCTCTATCAAGAAGTCCTTTTGAAAAATCGTGGTCTACTTTTACTTTTTACAATGCGTTAAATGACGCGATTATAAAAGAGCACAGCTATATAACTTGGCCAGCAAATAAAGATACTGTGGGCTATATTGAAAACTGGCCTGCTAAGACAAGTCATTCTAGCATCGTTAAAATATATACTGATAAGTTTGTAAGACTAGCAAAGCGCTTAGCTAAGGAATATAACTCTGAGGTAGGTACTCTTAAACTCAAGGGAACTACAGCTAAAATTGGTGAAGTTAATTATCTCAAAATAACTCCAGAGCTTAAAGAAGCTTTTACAAAAGATATTCCGTTACCTTCTAAGAAAGATCCTGTGGCTCAACCAATTGCACAAGTCGCCAAAGAGTCTGACGAAGCTCGTAAGTTAATGGAAGATATATTCGGAAGTAAAGAAACACCTGAACAAGCGTCTCATACCTTTATGAGAGATATTGCTGCAAAGGTAGCTACTTCACATCCTTCCGACTTTGGTAAAAAGTTCGCCAAGTTAACCTCAGATATACTTAATGGAACAGAAGATACACCAGCTAACTTTAGACGTGGACAACACGAACAAACTGCAAACTGGTATGACCGTATTGCTAGTTCCCCAGAGTACTATTTCACTAAAGATGCAACAGCAGCTAGAGTTCTATATCATGCTCAGGAAGCTAACGATAAACAGTTTGCTTGGGAACATAGAATACTCGATAACTTTTTAGACACCGTAGATAAAATTAAATCCAAGAACAGACCTGCATATAAC